AATCCTGGTATGGCACCGAGCGTCACGCCGGGCTGCAGGCCGCGCACCGCGACAGCGGGCTCGAGGCTTTTCTGGCCAGGAAACGCATCATCTTCGTCGACAGCATCACCGACCTCACCCGCCAGGCGATGACCTGGGCGCGCCAGCAGCCCGAGGCGTTTTCCGAGCGCACGGGCAAGGCGGATGTGCGCGGCGCCTACGGGCTTCTCGGGCGCGAGGTGATCCAGGCGCTCAAGCACCTGCAGCACGCACGCGGCAAGACGGTGATCTTCGTGGGCGTGCTGGAAAAGGTCACCGACGAGTTTGGCGCGGTCACCTGGCAGCCTCAGATGGAGGGCTCGAAAGCCGGCCGCGAACTGCCCGGCATCGTCGATCAGGTGGTGTCGATGCAGTTTTTTGCCCCTGATGGCGAAGGCGGCTGGGTGTTTGACGAGGCCGCCACCGAACGCCGGCTGGTCTGCAAGTCCGGCAACCCCTGGGGCCTGCCCGCCAAGGACCGCTCCGGCCGGCTGGACATGACCGAGCCATCCGATCTCGGCGCGCTGATCGCCAAGATTGATGGTCGCGCGCCCGCACAATCCTCTTTCTCCTCCTGAACAGACGCAAAGGAACCACGACATGAGTTACGATCTGAACGACGCCCAGCCGCAGATGGCCCCCATCGGCGAGCTGATCCCCGACGGCACGTTTGCCAAGCTTCGCCTGACCATCCGCCCGGGGGGCGTGGATGGCGGCACGCAGATGGATGCGGGGCTGCTGAAGGCCTCGCAGTCAAGCGACGCGAAAATGCTCGATTGCGAGTTCACCATTCTCGAGGGCCCGCATGCGCGGCGCAAGTTCTGGCAGAGCTTCACGGTGGCGGGCGGCAAGGTCGATGAAAAGGGCCAGTCGATCGGCTGGAAGATCTCGAAATCGACCTTTCGCGCGATCATCGACAGCGCTCTCGGCCTTGACCCCCGCGACGAGACCCCGGCCACCAAGGCCAAAAGGGTCCTGCCCGGGCTCAAGCAGCTCGACGGCATCGTGTTTGCCGCGCGCATCATGGTCGAGCCCGCGTCCAACCCGAAATACCGCGACCAGAACCGGATCGCCAATGTCGTCCTGCCGGACGAGCCGCATTACGCGGCGATCATGGGCGGCGAAACCGTTCCCCCCGAGCCGGTCAATGCCCCGCCGCGCAAGGCCGCGACCGCGCCGGCCCCGGGCTGGCAGGCCCAAGCGCCGGCATGGGGCGCGCAACAGCCGGCTGCGCCGCAGGCGCAAGGGGCATCGGGGCCACAGTCGGGCAATCCGGGTCAGGGCACTACCGGTGCGTCGGCGCCAGCCGCCATGCCCGCCTGGCTCAACGGCTGACGGGCATGGCCGAATGCCGGAGATGAACCGATGGCACGTCGCCCGCGAAAGAATGCAGGCCCTCGGCGCAGGCCGCGTGTTCGAAAGGCGCGCGCTCGCGAGATCGGCCGTCAGGCAGGATCGGAACAGCTCCGCCCATCCGAGGCGGCGCCTCCGCTCTGCGCCGTCTGCATGCGCGAGGCACGCGGCTTCGGCTACTGCCACGGCCTGAGGCATAACCGCCACCCATATTACCGTTTCTGTTCGCGCCGGTGCCAGGACGTCGGCGCGGACATCGCCAGAAGGAACAACGGCATGATCGACAAGACCGCGCGCGAGCGCCAGGCGATCCGTGATGCGCGGGCGCCTTTCGCGGAGGCGCTCAATTCACTGGGGCTCATGGAGTCCTTCTTTCACCGCACGCCCGAGGACATCGACCGGCTGATCGAGGCGGCGGTGACCGGATACATCGACAGCATGGGCAGGCAGGCCGCGCGCAAGGAGCGGACTGGCACCGTGTCCGTTTTGAGGGCACGCCGATGATCGACCTCAATCACAAATCCGGCTGCGTCTATGGCGCTGATGCGCCGCGCCCGCCGATCACCGAGGCTGTCTCTGACGCCATCGATACCGCACTCGTCCGGCGCCACGGGACGGAACGACCCCGAACCTATGTCAGCTCCTCGGGGCTTGGCCGCGACTGTCTGCGCCAGATCCAGTTCGACTATCTTGCGGTGCCGAAGGACGAGGGCCAGGGGTTCACGCCGCGCACGCTGCGCATCTTCGAGGCCGGTCACCGGGCCGAGGACATGGTGGCGGGCTGGCTCAGGCTCGCCGGGTTCGACCTGCGCACCGAACGCAGCGACGGGCGGCAATACGGTTTCGAGGCGCTCGGCGGACGGTTCAAGGGTCATATCGACGGCTGCCTCGTCTCGGGACCCGTCGCCATGGATTATCCCGCGCTGTGGGAGAAAAAGGCCCTTGGCGCGTCCAGCTGGAAGGACGTGGTCAAGCGTGGGGTCAGCGTGGCGCGGCCGGTCTATGCCGCACAAATCGCTCTTTATCAGGCCTATCTCGAGTTGCCGAACCCGGCACTCTTCACCGCGCTCAATCGCGACACGCAGGAGCTGCATTCCGAACTTGTCCCCTTTGACGCGGCACTTGCCCAGGAGATTTCCGACCGCGCCGTTGCCGTGGTCCGCGCTTCCGAGGCCGGGGAATGGCTGTCGCGGGCCGCCGCCGAGCCCACCGCCGTCCTCTGCCGGGGCGGGATGGCGGCCGGCAAGTGGCATGCGCCTTGCGCCTGGGCGGGGCACTGCTGGGGTGAGCGGCCATGACCCCGGACGCCTATGAACTCAAGCGAATCCTGCGCGCCCATCGCGAACGATTCTGGTGCTCCGACCTGCTTGGAGTGGCCGAGTTCGCGCCGATCTACTTCTTCGGCGATCAGGCCGCCTTCGACAGCGAGGATGTTGACCGCGCGATGCCCCGCGTTCTGACCGGCCCGATCCGCCTGCCGCACCCGACCGTGATCTTCGAGGTGCGCGAGCAAGGCCCGTCGCCTTCGGGCCTGATCGTCTGCGCGCGGCAAAACAAGGACATCGTCGAGGCTGTGTTCCTCATGCGAAAGCGCGCGCCAAACGGATGGACGGACGCTCTGGTGCGGATCTGGATGCATCCCGACGGCAAGGCGGAGATCGAGGGCAACCCGACCGAGCGAGAAAAGGGAACGGTCCGCGGTCACGGCGAGGTTGCCGCCGGCATCGTCTGGCGCGCCCTGACGATCCTCGGTGCGACGCCGGAAATCCGCGACCGCAAGCTGTCGCGGGCCAGGCGTGCCCGCCTGTCCCGGGACGGCGTGCGCGGGTGGGTCTGGCATCAGGTGACCATCGAGCCCGATCGCCTGCGCGCGGCGAGGCCTCCGCAGGGCGGTACCCATGCCTCGCCCCGCTGGCACATCCGGCGCGGGCACTGGCGCCAGTTGCCGGGTGGCCGCCGCGTGTTCGTGCGCCAATGCGAGGTTGGCGATCCGACCCGGGGCGGCGTCGTGAAGGATTACAGAGTGGAGGCCAGCGAATAATGACAGACTTCACCCCGTCGCCCGCACAGGCGGCAGCGATCCGCGCAATCAGGGAATGGTTCGAAACCCGCACCCACGAGCAGCAGGTTTTTCGCCTCTTTGGGCATGCCGGATCCGGCAAGAGTACGGTTCTGAAGTTCGCACTCGACGAGTTGGGCCTCTCGCCCCACCGCAGCGCAAAGGATGGGCCCTGCGTGCCCGGCGTGGTCACCGCCACCTTCACCGGCAAGGCCGCGCTGGTGCTGACCCGCAAGGGGACGCCCGCGCGCACCATTCACAGCCTGATCTATTCCGCGATCGAGGCCACCGAGGAAGAGATCGATGCTGCGGCGCAAAAAATCCGCGAGGAGGAGGATGCAGCGCGCCGCCTGACCGGGTTCGAGCGCACCGCGGCCGAGGCCGGAATCGAGGCCATGCGCCAGGCGCTCTCGGCCATGAAACACCCCCGTTTCGCGCTGAACCCCCAGAGCGATGCTGCGGACGCCCGTCTCATCGTGCTCGATGAGGTGTCGATGGTTGGTGAGGAAATGGCGCGCGATCTGATGAGCTTCGGCAAGCCGATCCTGGTGCTCGGCGATCCGGGCCAGTTGCCGCCCATAAAGGGCGAAGGCGCATTCACCCGCGACGCGCCCGACGTGATGCTGACCGAGATCCACCGCCAGGCAACTGAGAGCGCGATCATCCGGCTCGCCACCATGGCGCGCAAGGGCGAGCCGATCGGCTTCGGGACCTACGACACCCATGTCGCCAAACTGCGCAAGGGCGATATCACGCCCGAACAGGCGCTGCGTGGCGGTCAGCTGATCTGCGGGATGAACGCCACGCGGCTGCAACTCAACAACGCCATGCGGGCGGCGGCAGGCTTTGGCGGGTCGTTGCTGCCGACGGGGCCGGGCGAGAAGATCATCTGCCTGAAGAACCAGAACGACCTTGGGCTGATCAACGGGATGTTCGTCACGCTCGAGGACATCGTCGACGAGGGCAGCCTCTATTTCTCGGCCAAGGTGACCGATGAGGACGGGCGGCGTGTCGGCCCGCCGGACGCCGAGGGATGCCCGGGCCGCCTGCGCATCTACAAGGGGCATTTCGAGGACCACGTTGCGTTTGACAAGCGCCGCCACGATCGCGACTGGCGCGCGAAGAAGCGGCTGACCGAAGCAACCTTCGGCTGGGCGATCACCGCCCACAAGGCACAGGGCTCGCAATGGGAGAATGTCATCGTCTGGGACGACGGGCTCGGCCGCACCGAACGCGACCGGCGCCGCTGGCTCTATACCGCGATCACCCGTGCCGAGCGCGGGCTGGTGCTTCTGGCCTGAGCGGGCGCGATGATCGATCTCAACGATGTTCCAACCCCACGCGGCCGCCATGACCTCGGCGCCATCCGCGACCGGCTGGCCGCAACAGCTGCCAACTGGCTGCCTGCTCTCTTTCCCGAGGCGCGGCTCACGCACGATGGTCGATCCCTGCGCTGCGCCGATCTTTCCGGTCGCCCGCCGCGCAATGAGGGCTCCTGCACCATCCACCTCGACGGCCCCTATGCCGGCTGGGGCTTTGATTACGCCACCGGCGAGCGCGCGGGGCCCATTGACCTGATTGCGCAGGCAACCGGGCTTTGCGACGGCGCACTCTATGACAAGGCCGCGCGTCTGGCACGAATGGAGAATCCGCCTCCCAGGGCTGCGCCGCGCCCGAAGCCTGACCATTCAGCTGAGGTCGCCCGGATCATTGCCGGCACGGCCCCGCTCGCAGGCACCCCGGGTGAGGCCTATCTCCGGACCCGCGGCTTGTCCGATCCCAGCTCGCCCGATCTGCTGTTTCATCCGGACCTGGCCGATTTCGACAGCCGCCGCGGCTGGCCGGGGCTGGTGGCCATTCCACGCCTGGTGAACGGAGAACCGACGCCGGGCATTCACCGGACCTTTCTGCTCGACGATGGCAGCGCGAAGGCACCCGCCGGCAAAAAGATGCTGGGATCGGTCAGGGGCGCCGCCGTTCGACTGTTCCCGTTCCCCGAAGATGGCCATATCGGCGTGGCCGAAGGCATCGAGACCGCACTGGCCGCGCATGCGCTGTTCGGAACACCTGTCTGGGCGGCGCTTTCGGCCGACGGTCTGGCCCGGTTCCGGTGGCCCGAGGGCACCCGCCGCGTTACCATATTCGCGGACGCGGGCGATGCCGGCCGGCAAGCGGCGGCCATGCTCGCGGACCGGCTGAACCTTGCGGACATTGCGAACGAGATCATCCTGCCGCTGCATGGCGATGACTTCAACGACGATCTGATGCGTGGGGCAAAGGCCGAGGACTATGCCCGAAGGGGCGATGAAATTGACGCCTCTGCCGACGTCCCTGCGGAAGATGAGGCCGAGACAGCGCCCGTCGTTCCCGCCACCGACGATCCGGGCACGTTGAGTGCCGCTGCCGAGGCCCTTACCAACCCGCCCGATATCGAAGCTCTGGGGCGGCTGCTGGGCCGCGTCGCTCTCGCCCGTCTCGATCCACTGCCCGAGCGCCAGATCCTCTCACGCATCAAGTCGGCCACCGGCATCGGCGTTGCCATCCTCGAAAAACAGCTTGGCGAGCTGCGCCGGCGCGTGAATGTCACGGGCGATCCCAACGCCCGGATTCCCAAGCCCTTGTGGTTCAACCGCCTGCTGCTCGACATGGCCGGCACGCCCGAGCGCAACGAGGCCAATGTCATCACCGCGCTCTCCTCCGACCCGGCCTTCGCCGGCGTGCTGGCCTTCGACGAGTTCGCCCAGGGCATCGTCGTGCGTCAGCCGCTGCCCTGGGACACGGCGTCCTCCGCATTCCCGCGCCCCTGGGAGGATGCCGACGACACCCGCACCGCCGAATGGTTGCAGCTGCGCGGCATCAACGTGGCCCCCGCCGTGGTTGGCCGCGCCGTCGGTGCCGTCGCCCGAGAAATCCGCATCCACCCCGTCCGCGACTGGCTCGACACCCTGAAATGGGACGGCACGCCCCGGATTGAGACCTGGACCAGCGCCTATCTCGGCGCCGAGCCCACGAGACAGGCAGAAATCTCGTATGCCGTCTTCTGCTTGAAAAAAAAAA